TTGTTGAATCAGGTTCAGTGCCGTGATGGCGTGCTGGCGAACGGATTCCTGATCGTCATCGTCCAGTTCGGGGTAACGCTCTTTGATGATTTTACCCATACGAATTTGAGTCAGCTGAAGCGCGCCGCGATATTTATCGCTCCATCTATGCAATAAATACTTGGCAGGTGCGCTTTCAACATGTGCAACGATGTTTCAGGAAAGCACCAGCTCCACACACTTCTGTTCTTTGCCTCCGCCTCCGACAGTGTATAAATGTTTAACCTCTGTCACTTCCATATGTTTGAACAGCTCCCGAATATCCGGGTGGTCATTGATGCTGATGATCATCTTTCCCTGAATCGTTTTCGATAGCTCTGCCAGTCTTTCGTATTGCTCCCATCCGAATTCCATACCGTACCCCGCTGTCTGCCAGTACGGTGGATCACAATAGAAAACTGTTTTGGGGCGATCATAGCGTTGAACGCAGTTGTCCCATGGCAGGGATTCGATTGTGGTGTGAATCAAACGGTGGTGACAGATTTCCAGATCCCTTTCCAAGGTCAGCAGGTTGAACCGGGGTCGACAGGTTGTTGCAGTGCCGAATGTTGCTCCATCCACTTTGGCTCCAAATGCCAGCTTCTGTAGATACAGGAAACGGGCTGCACGCTGTACGTCTGTCAATGTGTCTGGTGGCGTTGATTTTAACCACTCCCAATTTTGGCGGCTGGTCAGCGTCCACTTGAACTGTCGATACAGTTCTTCTAAGTGGTATTTAACAACCCGGTACAGGGTTATCAGGTCTTTATTCAAGTCATTGATCACTTCAACTTTGCTTTCTTCTTTCATGAAGAAGATTGCCGCACCACCACAGAAGGGTTCAACGTAGCATTGATGGTCAGGAATCATTGGGAGAATGGTCTTGGCCAGGCGACGTTTTCCGCCCATCCAGGGAACGATTGGCTTTGGATTTTTCATAGGTGCAACCTTATTGCAATGCGTGGTAGCCTTTCCCAGCCGTGCACGGCGGGACAGCCTTGGGTGATGGCACTGCGTTGCTATCGCTGTCTGATTCAATGTTGGCGCATTGAGTCAGTCGCTGTCCTTTATCCTCTGCTATTAAACGCCTCTGGTCTTATAAACGGCTTTATAAATAAACCGTTAAACCTCCACATCGTAATGCGGTAGATCGGGAGCCTTGCCGACGATCTTGCCCGCTTGAATGATGGCTTTGCTTCCTGCCGGTACGTTATCTCCTTGTACTCGAATGGTCTCACCGCTGCGCAGTGTGGCGGTGCTGGTGCCGTCTTGGTTGACGGTGGTAATGGCCACAATGGTTTTGGGGCCGGGACTGATCAGTTTGCTCAGTCGTGCCCATGGATTACTCATACTGCCTCCCAGCCAGCTGGTTGATCGAGTGTCACGGTTTGCCTGACTTTGGCGTTGTTTCTTCCCGGCACGCTGATACTGACGGCAGTGACGTAGGCCCGGTAGTCACGACTTGAATCAGTATGCTGTACAGCAACAGTCATACCTGGCAAAAGCAGACCGGGCTGGTTTGCACCTTCTGGCACTGGCAGTTCCAGCGAATGGTTCACGCGATCACCCGATTGGCCCAGCTCTGTTTTGCCGCGACTGGTGTTGCACTCAATGGCAGTGACCCAGTTGTCCGTCACATCCGGTGCCGGACTGTCTCCGGCGGTGTATTGGCGAGTGATCGTGGTGCTCACACCTTCATTCTCACCACTGACAAACACCTGGTTATAACGCACACCGGGTTCGTCAGTGTGTTGTTCATTCAGAATTTGGCTTTCATGAATGGTGGCGTCGATACCTGCCGCCAGCAGGTTCCAGGGTTCGACTTTGAATCGTGGTCTTACACTGATGGCGTCTATCGCCATATTAGGCACCACAACACCCCCAGCGGCGGATGCCAGCCGTTTAATCACGGCTAATGGCGTCAGGCTTTGATAACTGAAGGCGGCATTGGGTAACGTCCAGTCGGAGAGGGCCAGGGTATCCCAGTTCAGTGCAAACCCGGTGCCTGTGAGTTCTTCTATGGCTGCCTGAACGGCGGTGGTTGTTCCGATGGATCGGGTACGTTTGGGCGCGTAAGGATCGGCCAAGTATTGAGTGCGGCTGTAGCCTGTCACCGCAAATCGTTTGCTGAGTCCGTCTTCAGAGACGCTTTTGCTTTGGGCCGTCTTTGATATGAAGAACTCCCAGCGATGCCCATTGATAATGACGGCCAGTTCTTTGCGCCCGTGTGTATCGGGTGTCAGCAGGGCTGCACTGGCGTCATTGAGTGCGGTGGCACTGAGTTTCCAACTGACGCTGTCCAGGTCGAGGCTAATAGTGATGTCAGCCAGTGCAAGAGGCGTCTCGTTCGGTAAATCGAAACACTGAACGCTGTTCATGATGATATAGGTCTCCGCCTGGTTGGCTGTTGGAATGTCGCCTGGGATGACGGCAGGTGGCTGCACTGGGTAGCGAATAATCACACCACCGGAATACTCGTAGAGATCTTCCCAGCTTGTACTTGCTGCGCGGCGTTTGGTTTCAGGCTGGTAGTTGCGCAGAGCCACTTGGTTAGAAACTGGAATCGCAGCACGCTTGGTCAGATCGGCTCCAGCCCAGTTAATGATGGAGCTGGGGATGTGTGCCGCATCATCAAACTCAATGACAGGGCTGTAATCGACGAACAGTTCCGCTGAGCGTAGCGCGGCTTCATCAGGGCGGATTTGGAATGGATCAACGATCAATTGGGTCGCCGAGATGGTGATGCTAAACCGGGTGGTTGATGTAGACAGAGTCAGGCTATGCCCTGCATTTAGGGGCGTAGAAGCTGGCTGGATCTCGATGCGATGATCGGCTTCTATCGGCAGTGCTTGTGTCCATATCAAGCGGCTTTGCAGCGATGGCGTTGCTTGAGATGAATCAACTGGGATGGATGCCAGACGGTTGAGTAATATCGGCTGACCAAACTGCACTGGATATTTTGCTTGGTGCAGTAATGCCTGGCGTTCATGGATGTCCGCCGTGCTTTGATGAACTGAGTGGGACGTGAAAGCGGCTTCTGTGCTGGATGCCTTGGTAGAGGCATTGCTGCACCTTACTCGAACCACACTGGAGATTCCGGGCACCCAGCTCATACGCTGAATGGCCCTGAGCTTTTAGGCCGCCAGAACGGAACCGCGACCAGTTGCACTTCACCGCTGGTGACGGCTTCTCCCTCTTTGTTGGGCCAAGTGGGTTCTGATCCGGTGACACCCAGGTTGGCTGATTCGTACACATACCCATTGGGATACGGTGGATGCACACGATCACCAACACCCAAGGTCATACCAGCAACAAAGTCGACACCATAATCATCTAACGCCGTCACCAGCATCTGGCCGCTGTAGCCTTTCCAATCCAAAGTGTAGCTGCCCTGGCTGTCGGATTGGGTTTGGGCCAATAAGTACGGTGGTTCGGCGTCTAAGGCGACGGCAACAACCTGACGGCTGACACCTTGTCCTTGAATCTGCACCGAGCCGGTAAAGCTTCTGGGAGTGCCAGAGCCGCTTTGATTCCCTCCATTAGTAAACGCAATGGATGCCTGGCCGGGATCGTAGACGTAGTTATCATGCCAGTACAAACCGTCACGCACCCCGTCCCGAACAGGAAATGCAATCAGACGATAACGCTGCCCAATGATTAGGTTTGATTTGGGCATTGTGAGTGTCCCATCCAGCACTACGACGGTGAGTTGCTTGGTCAAATTATTGACCACCTGTAAGACCCAGAAGTCGCAATCATCAAACGGTAGATTGTGGGACAGTACAACCCACTCTACTGCGGACACGGGATATGAAATTGACTGATTGATAATTGAGGCAATCACACCCAGTCCTCCAACTCCATTGAAACGACAATCCGAGATTCCCTGGGCAAAGGGGCTATGACGCACGACTTCCCAGCCAGCGACAGCAAATTGAAACAGCCTGTTCCCAACCGGTCGGTAAAATAACTGGCATTAGATTTTGTCGATGAATTACCTGCGCCTGTAAAACTGAGGCTGCTCAGCAGCATGGGAGCACGTGCTACTTGATAAAAATAGCCCTGAGTGGTTGATGAAGATGTCCACAATTCCACAGGGAGAAGTGTTAATTCAACAACACTGTCACTGCTTGAAACACCAATATATTTATACGCATCTTCACAATACGGCCAAATCAAACCGTATTGTGCTGTTGTAGTGATGGCTCCGTCGCTAGCCCGCAATGTTGTAACTTTCTCATTTCCATCCCAACTTTTCCCGCTATAAGTGGAAAAAATTCCGCCCACCGCAAAAAAGTTACCCGGATTTGGGGCAGCAATTGATCCCAGTCCTCGCAGGCTATCCAGCGCCCCGACGACTAGTACAAATCCTACGCCACCTGACCTACCATTGGGTGTCGTCAGATACGATGCGGTGTTCGACACCCAAAATATTGCGACATTTTCATTCGCAATAGCCACCCAATGCTGACTATCTCTCAATCCCATACGAGACGTATTGGCTGTGATGTCAGTGATGTCTGGAATTGCCACCGAGCCTGACCGTGCGTTGATTGCGGTGGTCGCATCAGCCATGGCATCAGCAACAAAAATTGAGCAATCAAAATAATCTGGGCCATTACTATCATCTTTAACCAGCCCCAAAACACCTGATCCAGTTACATTCGTAAACTGAGCGTGGCCGTGGTTCAACCACTCGTCGTAGACCATTGACCAGCCTGCGGGCAAGTGACTGCCGTAACCATCGACAAGAACCCCTTTGGCCACTTCGTAAAAAGCGTTTTGATCGTTACTTGGCTGGGGAGCACCCGGATCATCCCACCGATAAATACGTGGTTCTGCAGCCATCAGTCAGCATCTCCCATAAATTCGATCATGACCGATTGGTCGGGCAGCCGTTGATGACTGGGCAATGTGGTGCGAATGGCTTCAACAGGGGCCGCTGCTGCGACGGTGTTAAAACGAACCACGTTGCCAGTCACCCAACCACTGCCAAATCCTGCTGCTCGTATGGTGAAATACGGTTGTCCAGTAAATGGGTTGATCGGGCTGCAATCCGTATCTTTCGCATGACCTTCCATGATAATTCCACGCTGTTCGCCAATGACAGAGTAGGTGGAACTGGAGCGAAACAGCAGCTTCCAGCGCTCCTGTACCGCCGATTGGTTATCGACTTCCAATGGGTAAGCAAGGGCATCGTATTGGGCAACCGAGGTATCGCCTTCGAGCGTGTCACGGAATACGCCGCCCACATCAATTTTTTGCTCGAACAAGTTTTCGATACGAGCTTGCAAGTCGCCAAATTCAATAACCGCACTGCACAGACTGCCCTCTGGGTAGTTGTGGGTGAGTTGAGTCATCAACTGTATGTGCCCGTCGATACGAACGCCCGCCACAGCACACAAATCCTGCACACGGTGGCTGATGGTGAGTGGCATGGTCAGGCTGTTGCCGTTGGCGTCGATGGCGCTGAATGGATCGGCTAGTGTTACGGTTCCAGCTTCCAGATCGGTAACGTATTGAGTCGATGCCAATGAGGTTCCCGCTGCGTCGGTGATACGCACTACTGCAAGCTGGGTGCGGCCACAGTCGATTATCTGCCCTGCTGTAGGGCTGGCTTCGGTGATGGTGTCGGTGTGATGGATCAATACCAGGTAACCTGGCTTGAAGACCGGTACATTGCCGTTACTGGGGAGCTTAACAGGGTCTAAGCCCAACAAATCAGGGTTGAGTGGGATACTGCTATACGCGACGGCGTTATATGTCAGGGAATCGATGGTAACCGGTTGGTCAAAGTTAATCACAACAACGCCACTTTGATAATCAACATTGCCTGTTGCAGCACCTGGTTCCGGGTCTGCCGGTATCACCTCTGTTGTTGCGCCGGTTTGGGCATTGATAACATCAGTTTGCTGGTTGGCGCTGTCAAATGTACCGGCGATGGTGCCTGAGGCATCAGATTCTGCCGTAATTAACGAGGTGTCGGTAAAGCGTCGAGCCATTAATTGAACGCCAGATGGTCGCAATGGGTTGGACGCTGTACGAAAGACAACCGTATCAACAACCGCTTCTGTAAAGCCAATGGCAGCGCTTAGCCACGAAGTGTTCAGGTTGTTGATGTAGGGAGATAGCTGGTGAAAGGCCAGTTCCATCGTCGCGTCAGAATAGTTGATTTGACCAACTTTGCTACCGGCTGCGGTAGTCAGTGTCCAGTTGCGGTACAAATTACCGTCACCTCGATCTACGACCTCCATACCACCCAGGATGAATTGAAGTGAGCCGGGTAACAGGCCTTCAGCTCTTGTATTAAAACGCACGATCAAGTCAGTCCATGCCGTCTCGATGGACTGCACACCATCTACAGGCTCAGTGGTTCGATACTCAATTACAGGGGATTGAGTATCCAGTGTAATTTGATAAATAGCCGGGGCTGATTGCCAGTAACCGCCAGCTTTAATCCAACGTTCATAATCAACCTTCAATGCCGAAACATCGACTGTCACCACGCCGGTGGTTTGGTCTATTGATCCCACCACTCCCAGTTCGTAGGAGAGGTCTGACTCCCGCACTCGTCGAATCAATCGCCGTGCAGTAATAGTGCCTCCATGCTGCCCTTCAAAAACGACTAATGTGCCAACGGTACGCGCTGATTCTGTGCCATTAACCTGAATGCCCATACTCCAGCGCCCAGACAAACTGAAGCGAACGTGATGTGGCAATACCCCAGCGACAGTATTGAAAGTGATGGTTCCAGAGGACGTTTCTGACAGGCTGGCTAATATTTCATTCGCCTCTGTAGCAATACCGGTGTAACTCAATGTCACTGAGCCATCAGGCAGTTGTGAGGGCTGTAGTAGCACTGCCCCTGAGATAACGTTGGCATGGCCATCGCCACTCCAACTACCGTCAGGCTGTTCTATGAGTGAGTAGCTGTTGTTGTTGCGACTCCAACTAAAGACCGCGCTACCCAACACATGATTAACAGGCAGATCAAATACCAAACCAGCAGTTGGAGCACCGACTATTTTTGTGTTACCCGAGATAGCCCCCCAGGTGTAGATCAGCATTGTGCCCGCGTCGGGTTCACCGGCCAGGACGTAGCTGATGGAGCCGGTCTCAAAATTGACAGAACCTGTCGCACCACCAGCACCGCTGAGGGTGCCTGTTCCATCCTCCGTTATGGAGTACCACTCACCCAGATATTGATATTCGATCCGCAATGATGCGCGCGCGGGGATTGGCTGGAGTAAATCGGTATACGTCAATTGACGGTTGGATGCAGTGATTTCCATCCCCAGAGTGTACGGCGTGAGCGTGACTGATACGCCTGGGGTGTACGTTGCGGTGATCGCACTGTGTGATGTTAGCGTTAATATCAACGTTCCCTGCCCCGGCTTGACGATGGCATTGCTGATTTTGTTACTGCCGCTGATCAAGTGTAACGATTCACCCCGGTCGGCATAAATTGCACCGGCAATATTCAATGAAAGAGAGCCGGGTACCCATCCGGTTGGTAATGTCAGCGTGACACTGTGATTGTGAGAACCCAATGCACGAGTCAGACGTCGACCTGATGACGGCTGAATGACTTGTGTTGCAACACCTGGCGTTTGGTCAGTCATTGAAACATCACTTGTAACAGTTGGTACCAGCGGTGCTTGTATATCCGTTACTGAAATGCGCTTTTCCCCCGCAGCTGCTGCTTGCGCCAGCGAGCTGATACCGTAATACCGAGCGCTATTATTTGCCTGTGTTTTCCAGATATGAGTTGTGTGAGGGGCTGCAGGCTGAGGGTCGGAACCTTCAAAGGTGTGGTTCAGCGGTTGGCTGATGGACAGCAAAAATTGATGGGCTTGATATTCCAGATATTTATCATTCGATTGGTAGCTGTACGTTTCAAGGGTGGTGTCTACATCGGTAATTTTGATGAATTGCTGTGTCTGGGTGTTCGTGTCTTCCAGCACCAGAACATCACCGACACCCGGCGCATCCGTTGCTTTGTCTGCATAAAGCACCAGAGCATTCTGGCCTTCTCGTTGAGTGCCCACCGGGCGCAGCGGGCTTTGGGTGCCGATTACCACATAACTTTCGATTTCGGCCTGAATCTCTGAACGAACGGCATAGTGATCGTTGCTTTGGAATAGCAGAGTGCTGACGTTATCGGCATCGGCGTCCTGGATAATTGCGCAGCGTGCGCCGAGCAGTTTATCGGTATTGCCAGTGCGGACGGCAGGGAAGAAACGGCGGATTGACACACCACCTCGGGCCAGTTCGGTGCTGTCGACGTCATCCCACAGGTTGTTGATGTTGGTGTCGGACAGGGCGGTACCGGTCATCATGCCGCCGCCATCGGCATTGTCGGTGTTGCGCTCGGCGCGCATGAGTTTCAGGTCGTTATCGGTGATCGCCATCAGACAGGCTCCGCGTCAGGTTGAACGGTGATTAAGTTGAGTGTGATTTCATAGAGGGTGCTGTCGTCTGGCTCGGTCGTTGGCCAGACGGAGGTGGCCTTTACGCCACCGCGTTCCAGGTCAAACTGCACGGTGTGCTGATCGCCATTGTTCAGCGTTAAAACACGCTTGGTCGTAGGCTGGATTTCCAGTGCTGTGAGTACTGATAGAGCTGCTCCATCAATCCAGGCACCTGTCAGTGTGATGGGCCGACCAAACTGCAACGCTTGATATTCCAGGATCAGGCCACCGCTAACGGAGCGATCTTTTGATTGAGCAAAGGGTTTGTGATCTTGTTGATCCTGCCAGTAGAGGTTATCGGGCAATGTGATGCTGTCTAATGTCATCCGGCACCTCTCAGTGCTGCATCTTCCAGCATGGCCAGCAGATCTGATTCCTGGTTCTCTGGCACTTCGACGGATCGCTTGCCCACTTCGACACGCACCGTTTTGATGACTTGGCTGGGATAACGAATATCGGGATCGCGCTTAGGGATTGGGGTGGGTAAACGCTTTTGAGGTTCTGGTTTTGGCTGACGAACTGGCTTTTCTACACGCGAAGAAAACGCTTTTTCCAGTTCACGCTCGCGTTTTTCCAACGCAGCGATTCTGATTTCATACGCTCGACGTTCACCCGCCTCATCAAGATCCAGTTTGTGATTCATTGCATCTGCATGACTGGACGATCCAGTAGCACCCGCACGCTCAGATTCAATTTTCTGCAGCGCATCATCCAGTATCTGTTGCGCCGCCTTCCGGTCTGATTCCACTGCATCACGTTGTTGCTGTATCTCGTGCATATGAGACAGTATCGACAATGACTCATTGAGATCACTCACAGCGCCGTCATTGCCCAGCTTGTGCGCCTCTTGCAGTTTCATGTGCAGCTCGGCACGCCTGGACTGGTATCGAGATTCATTAATTGCAGCCTGATCTCCCTGCAACCCATAAAGCTCTTCACGTATCGCGGCCAGTGAATCTGACGCCGACTCGCCAATAGCATTGAATGCCTCTTTAACATCCTCAGCGGCGTTCGACAGCGGTGACAAATCTGTGCTGGCCATCACCTGCATTTTTGCCCCTGCGCGGCTCGCAGAGTCACCCGCCCGGTCAACTGATTTTCGCACTTCATCGGCGGAGATGATCAGCCTGTTAGCTTTCATTCTTGATTGAATCAGGTGACGGCTAAAGCCTGTCCAATCAGGACGTGACATATCAAGAGCCAGGCCGCTCATTTCGTCCCTGGCTTTTGCTGCTCTGATGCTGAGCTGTTCCATATCCCCTGTTAAGTCATCAACGGCCAGTCCGGCACGTTGTGAACTGCCTTCAAACTGTGCGACACCTTCTGGGCCGATCAGGCTGTTGAGTTCATTTTTAATACCTGCATAAAAGTCGCTCAATTGGTTGGCGAAGCCTTGTAATTTTTCCGTGTACGTACTGGTTGCTTCTGTCGCGTCACCAATATCTTCTGACGCACTTTTGGCACTATCACCGGCACTTTCTAATGCGTCAGATAAGTTGTTGGTATCATCAGCCGCCTCTCCAGCCGCTTCTTGCATATCTGCCAAGCGTTCGGCCATGGTTTTAGCCGCAGGTGCAGCATTATTTTTTATTTCCGTGGCCTGTTCGTTTAATTTCCCGTTGAGATAGTGAAAGTTTTCAGCGGTTAAAACACCTTCTTCAGATAATTGTTTCAGGGTTTTTCTGAAAGCCTGGATATCATCGTTGGTTTCTGCCATATCAATGGCATTGGCGTACGCTTCACGAATACGCCCAACTTCTTCTTCGGTTTGTTTGCTGGTTTTTGCGGCTTCTGTCGCTATCAGCTTCATGGCATCAATGGCTTTAGCAGCTCCCGCGCTGATACCTTCACCGGATCTCTTTCCTTTTACATTTAGTGCATCGTAGGCTTCCTGCACAGATTGCAAACCCGGCAGTGTTTTCTCTATTTCCAGTTTTTGGTCAGCGAGTTTTTCATTCACTTGTTGAACACCGTCTGCACCGATCTTGCCGCTGGTTTCGAGTTGTTCCAGACGCGTGCGTATCAGGTCAATGTCTGCGATGGTCTCGGCTTTGGGTATTGCACCCAATAGCGCCTGTTCCATGATGGACGCCTGCTGCTGTGAGGTGGCTCCGGCTTTTTTGAGTCTTGCTGCAATATCATCCAGTGTCTTGACGGCCTTGCGTCCCCCTTGAGAGACCCGATCAAACGCTAAGTCAGCATTGACGCCCAGGGACTCCAGCAGGTTATCCAGCTCGACCTGTTCAAGAGCGTCGAGAGTATCTTTCAAATATTTGACTTTGAGACCGGTGTTTTCGCTGCTATTGGCTACGCTGTCGAGCGCGATGGTGAGCTGCTCTTTGAATTTGGCTCGCTCTGGGGCACTCAGATTGTCGATAGCATTGATCAAGCCATCGTTGATTTCGGTCGCACTTAGCTTGCCTTGCTGCTCCATTTGGCGCAGGCCAATCAGCATGCCACCTACGCTTTCCTTGCCTTTTTCAACCGCAGATTTCAGCTCCGTTGATATGACTTTGGCCAGAGATTTATGCTCTTTCTCTGCCTGCTTGACCGTTGCATTGAAGTTTTTGAAAGCGTCATCCATTCTCTGAATGAAGTCTTTTGTTTCGACCTGTTCCAGAGTTTGAAGGACGGCTTTCAGGCTTTCTATTTTGAGTCCGGTATCTTCGGCACTGTTACCGACAGCTTCCAGAGCTGTGGTGAGTTGGCCTTTGAATTTAGTGCGTTCTTCAGCATTCAGTTCGTCAATGGCTTTAGTGAGTTCTTCACTAATGACGGCTCTGGACAACTTGCCTTGTTGCTCTAGCTTGTCCAGGCCGATAACAAAGCCACCGACACCTTCAATGCCTCGCTGAATCGCCCCGTCGAGTTCAGAGCCGATAGTGGCAGCCAGTGCCTTGTTAATTTTGTCGGCCTGAACCAAGGATTCATTGAGCTTGCCCTGGCTGCTTTCGGCAGTTGTGATAGCGGTATCAAAGCGTTTAATCGATTCATTTAGAGCATGTTGCTCAAGCGTGTAGTTCTTGATGTGTGCTGATGTATTCTTGGCCCGTTCAGCAAACAGCTTTTCAGCATCAGCGGCACTGAGGTAACTACTGGTGGTCTTATCGATCACGATACGACCGTCATCAATTGCTTCCTCAAGTTCACGCATATTGGTAACGGTAACGCCGGTTTGTTGACTGATTTCAGCATATCGAGCTGTCAAATCTTTCTGAGATTCAGATAGCTGTTTATTGACCGTCTCCAGATCAGTAGTGGCGTTCTTGAGTTGCGTATACGCGCTGGCTAAATCAATGGCCTGTGTAATGGCAAACGCCACGACTGCAACCGGAATTGCCTTACCCAACAGCCCCATGGCTCCAGCAGCTAAACCGGTCGTGGACGTGAGCGCTGCAACCGCAGGAACCGCTTTCAACAACATGGATGAACCAATCACAATACCAGCGGTTTGAGCCAGGCTTGCTACGGTGTCCAGGTTCTCAGCAATACCATTTAACGCATCGAACACCAGATCACTGGCTCCTGACGTTTTGTTCAATTCTCCCAGAAATATTTGCCATTCGTTTTGCAGTTTTTGTACCGCTGCACCCACGGTATCAGGCATCTTTTTGAATTCATCATCAATCGCGGTTGCTTGCTCTTTCAACGCCGCAACGATGACGTCTGTTGTCAGCTTGCCCTCACCGGCCATTGCTCGCAGTTGCCCAATGGTGACACCCAAACTGTCAGCCATCGCTTGCGACAAACGCGGAGACTGTTCCATCACGGAGTTGAATTCGTCACCCCTCAGGACACCGGCAGATAAACCTTGTGCCAACTGAGTAATCGCAGCATCAGCTTCCACCGCCGAGGCCCCGGAGACGACAAACGACTTTGTGATGGTATCTGTGAGTAAGGCGACTTCAGCTTGAGTGGTGCCCAACGCTTTAGTAGATCGCGCCAGCTTGGTGTACAAACCGCCGATTGATTCCAAGCTTGTGCCAGTAATATTTGCGGTTTCACGAACGTCCGCCAGACCTTCTTCAAACGCTTTACCTTCACCCACCGCCAATTTGATGCGCGATTCCAGGTTGCTGTATCCGTCAGTAATTCGTGCCAGGTCTGTGACCATCTGGGCACCAATATCAATGCCTAAAAATGCCAACACCTGCTGACGAGTGCGGGCTATCTCATCGCCCATATCACGAGATGCTGTTTCGGATCGACGACTGGCAGCGGCATTTTGATTCAATCCAGCAGTCGATGCTCTCAGGCGTTGGGTCAGAGATTGTTGTTGATTTCCCAGCCTTTCAGTGGTCTGCCTCAGCCGATTTTGGGTGGCTGCCAGGTCTTCGGTTTCCAGCCCGGCTTCGTTCATTTCTTGCGTCAGGCGGTCGGTTGCCTGGCGGTTGCGGTTAAACGCCGCCGCAGCTTCGTCTGCAGCGCG